GGGAAATGTCGGCCGCGACGTTCCGGCAGACGCTCACGGCCCATGCCCTTCTGCGCGGGAACGGGTACGCTTTCATCGTGCGGGATCGGTTCTTCCAACCGGTCGAGCTATGGCCGCTCAATCCCGACACGACATACCCGGCCCGCGACAAGTCCAATGGCAGGCTCTGGTATGTTACGCAGTCCGGTTCGCAGTTCTTCCGCGTGCCGGATTACAACGTCCTGCACATTCACGGCCTGGGCTTTGACGGCCTTTCCGGCTACAGCGTGATCCAGTATTGCGCGCACGACATGGGGCTGGCGACGGCTTCGCGCGACTACGCCTCCAAGTTCTTCGCCAACGGGGCGCAGCCTAGCGGCGTGATTGAGGTTCCGGGCCAAATGTCACAGGCCACGTTTGACCGGCTGCGGGCGTCCTGGGCGAACATGCACGAGGGCGTCGAACGGGCGCACAAGGTCGGGATACTGGAGGAAGGGTGCAAGTGGAACCAGACGAGCATCAACGCGCGCGACGCGCAGCTGATTGAGGAACGGCGCTTCTCCCTGCTGGAAATCGCCAACTGGTTCGGCGTGCCTCCTCACATGGTCGGGGACAATTCCCGCACGGCCTACAACTCCATTGAGGCCGAGAATCAGAGCTACCTTGACGTTGGCCTCAATCCCTGGCTCGTCCGGTGGGAAGACGAATACAACGCCAAGTTGTTTACGGAAGAGGAACAGGAGTCATCCGTCCTCACCGCCGAGTTTGAGCGCAAGGCGCTGGTACGGGCCGACCTGGTAACGCGCGGGAACTTCTACCGCGTCGCGGTTGGCGGGCCGTTTATGACTCCGAACGAAGCCCGCGCCGCCGAAAACATGCCGCCTGTTGACGGCGGCAACGACCTGCTTCCCCCGCAAGGCGTGGCGGCACCGGCCGGCGGCGACGATCCCGACATGCCGATAATGGACGGCAGCGACAAACCGAACGGCAACGGCAAGGAAAAGATGCCGGCCAACCCGAGGCCGGACGCAACCGGAGATGAGACATGATGCGCAAACTGGTTTCCCCTATCATCGGCGCGGCGTTCGCGGCTTCCGTGGTGTGTGGCGTCGAGCCGGCGCGGTTCGGGCCGGTTACGTTTTCGCCGAGCGCAACCGTCATCGGCGGGGCGTCCTGGACCAATACCGGCTATCAGTCCACATGCCACAAGCTGCTGTGGATTGACGTTTACGACATGGCCGCGACCGGCACCGTTGACGCCGTGACAAACCGCATCTCGGTATCCGCCACGTCCTCGGCGCTCAACGTAACGCTGCCAATCGGATCGGCGTTTACCAACGTCGGCGCGTCCACCATCTTCACCTTCGGCGCGCTCTGGTCTAATACGCAGGTCGGGACGGTGTGGCTCCTCGGCAGCAACGGGTTTATCTGGGCCAGTTCGCCCGGTGCGTTCGCCGGCGTTTACACGGCGGCCGTAACGGCGTCAACCGGCGAAATCACGATGGTCGAGCAGACCATTACAAACCTCAACGTCATCGCGGTTTCGGTTGAATCGTCCGACGGGGCATGGACCAACTCACTTTTTAGCGTGACAAACCGCGCGGCCGCAAGCCGGCGCGTGAATACCGTCATGGACCAGACGCGCGGCAACGTCCTTTGGGACAACGGCAGCGTGCTTTGGTTCCGTGGCACGACGACGAATGACGGCTGCAAGGCGCGCTTTGGGGTTGACTTGCGACCGTGACGAGGATGCCATGAAAACACGCGAGGACAGATTCCTGGCGCGCCCGCCCGAAATCCAGACGCGCGCCGACGGCGACAAGGCGCAGCAGATCGGCGGCTATGCGGCCGTGTTCTACCGCGCCGACGATCCCGGCACGGAATACACGATCCCGCTGTGGGACGGATGGACGATGCGGGAACGCATCATGCCCGGCGCCTTTGACGCCGCGCTCAAGTCCGGCCGCGACATCATCGCGCTTTGGAATCACGACAGCGGGAAGCCGCTTGGCCGGCGCAGTCGCGGCACGCTCACGCTGACGGCCGACGCTACCGGGCTGGCATACACGGTTGACCCGCCCGGCACAAGCTGGGGCCGAGACGCCGTGGAAGCCGTGGCCCGTGGCGACGTGCAGGGATCATCCTTCGGCTTCCGCGTTTCTTCGGTTGACGAGACGGTGACGGAAGACGCCAAAGCCAAGACGATCACGCGCACCATTCGCTCAATCGGTTCGCTTGTCGAGGTGTCGCCCGTTTCGGTTCCGGCCTATCAGGCTACAACCTCGCAGGTCCGCGAAGACAATCCCGACCTGGCCGCGATGATTGACAAGGCGGCGGAACGGGAACGCGCGGAACAGGCGGCGCTCGCCGAACAGAAGCGGAAGGACGAGGATTTCAGGGCACGCATGAGGATCACCGCCGCGCTGGCGATGTTTGTCGAGTGACAAGCGGAAACCGGCGCGCACAAAACCGGCTCCGTGAGGCGGAGCGAACAGAGAAGGATGCAGCCATGCTCAAAGCATTGCTCGAAAAGCGGGGCCGCCTTGCGAAGCGGCTTGCCGAGATCGGCAGCACCGAGACGCTGACCGAAGAACTGCGCAAGGAGGCGGGCACGATCACCGCCGACTTGGACGTGATCAAGAAGGACATTGACGAGCGCAACGCCATGGCGCAGACCGTCGAGGCGGCCAGCCAGCAGGTCACGCAGTTCCGCGCGCCTGACGGCACGACCGCGCCGGAGTCGCCCGTCATCACGGCGTCGGTTCCGTCCGGCCTGCGCGTCTACACCGCCAAGCGGTTCGGCACGCGCGCCGAGGCCGGCAACCGGGCCTTCGAGGCCGGCCAGTGGCTTCGCGCGTTCAAGGGCAACCGGGCCGCGTTGGAGTGGTGCCGGACGCACGGGTTGGAGACGCGCGGCATTGTCGAGAACGACAACGCCAGCGGCGGCTCACTTGTTCCGGTCCCGCTGTCTACCACGATCATTGAGTTGATCGAGGAGTACGGGATCATGCGCAGCCTGCTGACGCGCGAAATCATGTCGAGCGACACGCTCACCATGAGCAAGCGCACGGGCGGCGTGACCGGCTACTGGGTTGCCGAGGCCGGCAGCATTACGGCCAGCGCGCAGACCTACAAGCCCGTTACCCTGACGGCCCACAAGCTCGCCGCGCTGGTGAAGTATTCCAGCGAAGTGAGCGAGGACGCAATCGTGTCCCTGGCCGACAAGGTTATGATGGAATGCGGGCAGGCGTTCGCGTACGAAGAGGACGATGCCATTGTCAACGGCACCGGCGCCACGACCTACGGCGGGATCAAGGGGCTTATCAACGCTGGTGCGGCCGGCGTGACAATCTCCACCGTCGCGGATCACGACGAGTTCAGCGAGGTTACGGACGGGGACATCCTCTATGGCCGTACCAAGCTGGCGAAGTACACGCGAAACGTGAAAATCCTCACGTCGCCCGTGTGCAACGCGCTCGTCTTCGCGCGCCTGGCGCGTGCGGCTGGCGGGGCGACGCTGGCGGAAATGACGAACACCGGACTGCTGACGAACTACGCCGGCATTCCCATCGTCATCTCCAACGTGTTCCCCGAAACCGACGGCGTTTCCGTTCCGTTCTGCTGCATCGGCGACTTCGGGCAGGCCGGAAGCTGGGGCGCGCGGCGTGAGATCACGTTCAAGCGCCTCGTGGAGAAGTACGCCGACACCGATGAGGAAGCTATCCAGGCTACCGAGCGGTTCGGCGCCGTCATCCACGAAACCGGCACGGCGAGCGCGGCCGGTTCCTACGCGGTCCTGACGACCCACTCGTAAGCAAGCGCACTGGCGGGCGGGACAAACCCCGCCCGCCATGCAACAGGAGAAAACGCCATGCTCAGCATCCCCCGGAGACTCGGATTCATCAAGTCCACGGCCGGCGCGAATATCACGGCGAGCGCGGAACTGCTCGGCTGCGATCACGTCATCGTAGACTTCGAGGTTGTCGCCACGGCGGCGGCCCAGACCTGCACCGTTTCCGTGTACCAGATGGACACGAACACGAGCGGGACCAACTCCACCTACCTCACGACCATCAGCGGCACGTCGCAGATTGCGGCGCAGTCCGATGTCGGCACGACCCCGCTGCACTACCGCGTCAGCATCTCGCAAGCGCAGATTCGCGGGCGCTACATGCTGGCGCACGTGGCGCACGGCGCGGCCGGCAGTTCGGCCCGCATCGCCATTGAGGGCTACCGCAGTGGTGACGGCGCAACCGACGTGACGACCCTCGGCGTGACCAAGTTCGCTCAGGTGTAGGAGGCGCTATGACCGCACGAGTGCCGAAAAAGCTGGCGTACACTGTCGCGGCCGACACCGTGACGGTATCCGCCGACATCTCGGGCATGAATCAGGTGTGCGCGATCTTGCGGGCCGAAGGGTCCGCAGGGTCCACCGGGTCAATCAACCTCGTGCTCCAGACTTACGACAGCACGTCCGCGTCAAGCGGCACGTCGCTGACGACGATCTGGGGGACGAATCAGATGACCGCGCAACTCACGGCTGGGGCAAAGGACTTCATGGCCGTTGCGAACGTCAACCCGAAGGGGCGCTACCTCTACGTTTCGTCCACGCAAGCGGATGAAACGTCGAGCGTGGCCCTCGTCGTACTCGGCCTCGGGTTGAATGCGGACGCGACGGACGCGACCAGCGCCAACGTGACGAAGTTCGCGCAGACCTGACCATACCCGCAACGCAGAAACGTCGCCCGCGCCGGCCCGTCGCATGGACCGGCGCGGGATTCCAACCACGAAACCGCTCAACCACGCGAGGCACGCATGCAAGAGCAAGTCGCACAGAAAAAAGTGAATCTCGGGGCGGGAGCAAAGCCCCTGGCCGGATACGAAAACCGAGACATCAAAAACGGGCAGCCGGCCTTTCCGCTAACCGACGCCGACAACTCGCTAGACGAAATCCGCGCGTCGCATGTCCTAGAACACTTCCCGCACAACCGTATCCCCGAGGTGCTCGCCGACTGGGTGCGGGCGTTGAAACCGGGCGGCACGCTCAAGATTGCCGTGCCGGACTTTGACGCAATCGTAGACAAGTACAAACAGCCCGGCGTTGAGCATCCGATTGAGGGCTGGCTTATGGGCGGGCAGGTTGACGAACACGACCAGCATCGCTCCATTTTCAACTTCAACCTGCTGTCTACCCTGTTCCGCCGCGCCGGGCTGTGGCGCGTGGAACCGTGGAAGGGCGACGGCGGCGACTGTTCAACGCTGCCCATTTCGCTCAACGTGAGCGGGATAAAGCCGGGGCCGTGCGATCCGCTCAAGGTCCATTTCGTCATGTCGGCGCCGCGCTACGGGTTTACGCTGTTCCAGCAATCGCTCGCATCGGCCGTACAGCGCATTCCAAACTCGCAGGTACAGCTCGCTACCGGGGCGTACTGGGCGCAATGCCTGGAACGGGTCATTGACTCCGCGCTGGCACAGAAGGCCACGCACGTCGTGACGCTGGACTACGATTCGGTTTTCACGCACGAGGACATCGTGGAGCTTCTGTGGATCATGCGCGGCTATCCCGAGGCTGACGCCGTGTTTCCGCTCCAGGCCGCGCGCGGATGGAACGCTCCGCTATTCTGCCGGCGCGCGGCGGACGGCACGCTCGAAAAGCAGTACAGCGCGGCCGAAATGGCGCAGAACATCGTCCGCATGGAAAGCGGGCACTTCGGCCTGACCATCCTGCGCGCGGATCGGTTCGCGCGGATGCCCCGGCCGTGGCTCCAGTGCGTTGCCAACCAGGACGGCAAGTGGGATGACGGCAAGGTAGACGCCGACATTGGCTTCTGGCAAAAGTGGCTAGGCTGCGGGAATAGCCTGTACCTGGCCCCGCACGTCGTCATCGGCCACATCGCTGAAACGATCCTATGGCCCGACGAGCAGCTTGGCGTCAAGACGCAACCGGCGAACGAGTACACGAAAACCGGCAAGCCGCCGTGGACGTGGAGATAGTCATGCAGCACCCGACGGTCACGGTACAGCCGACGATTGAACCTCTGACGCTGGCGGAGGTCAAGCTCTTCTGCCGCGTGGACTATGAGGATGATGATTCCCTTTTGCAGCAGCTAACCAAGGCGGCTCGCAAGCGGGCGGAGGGTTGGCTGTACCGTGGCCTGATAACGCAGACGCGGGCCGTTCGGCTGAATGATTCGGACTTTGACAGCAGCGGCAACATCATCCTGCCGAATCCAAACGTGCAGAGCGTGTCGAGCATTACCTACTACGATTCCGCCGGCACGTTGCAGACGGCGAGCACGTCGCTGTACCGACTCGTCAACGGGAGCGACGCGGAGAATGAGGCGTTTGTCGAGTTGCTTGTCAACCAGACGTGGCCGACGGCTGACGCGGACCGGCAGCTTCCGTGGACGGTGACTTATGTGTGCGGCTACGGGGCGGCGGCGGCTGACGTTCCCGAGGAAATCCGGCTCGGGCTGAAAATCGCCATTGCGACGTGGTACGAGCACCGGGAAGGGATGATTGTTGGCACGACGGCAAACACGATGCCCTACGCGACGCACGGCGTCCTAATGGCGCACCGTTGGAAGTGGACGGCATGAGGATCGGAACGCTCAACCGGAGACTGGACGTGCAGGCCGCGACGGCAACGCGGACGGCGCTCGGCGGCAGCGTGCCGACATGGGAAACCGTGGCGACGGTCTGGGCGCGCGTCTTGCCGCTGGCCGGGCGCGAATCGCAGCGCGTCGGCAACGCCATTATCGCCACGGCGACACACGAGGTGCGGCTGCGGTACAAGGCGTTCCCCGACCTGACCATGCGGCACCGTTTCAAGTACGGCACGCGCGTGTTTCGGATTGAGAGCATGGACCAAGTGACCGGCTGGGCTGAAGAGTGGAGATGCCAGTGCAGCGAAACGGCGTAACAGTCCGTGGCCTCCAGGAGACGGTGCGCAACCTTCGCGGGTTGCGGCGCAAGGCGTTTGAGGAGATCGCGGAAACCTTCCTTGCGCCAGTCGCGGAGCCTGTAGTTACGCGCGCAAGACGCAACCTAGAAACGGCCGGGGCCGTAGATACCGGCATGTTGGCAAGGTCAATAGGCGTCGTCGTGCGCGTGTACCCTAACGCGAAATGGATGGCCGCCTATGTCGGCCCGCGCTCAGGCTTTGCGTTCACAACCGAAACCGGCAGCAAGCACGATCCGGTCAAGTACGCGCACCTGGTCGAGTTCGGAACCAAGCCGCACTCGCTACAAAACCGCGTTGACATGAAATCCATCCGCAAGGGCACGACCGTGTTTGCCCGGCTGGCACAGAAGGACATGGATGACAGGGGCATCTATTATCGCCGCGACAAGATAGAACTTGCGCGCAAGTATGCCCGCGAGTATCTTCTGCGAAGGGATAGAAACGCGGGGCGCCGGACGCATCCAGGCACCGCGCCAAAGCCTTTCATGCGGCCGACGTGGGATGATATGAAGCAGGGGCTAATGGACACGTTCAAGGAAGAGATCGGGCCAATGATTGAAATGATCGCGGCGCGCGTGTCTGTCATTCCAGAACAGATACGCAAAAACGGCGTGCGCGTCATGTCGAGTCTCGGGCAGGAGTTTCGCGGCGGGGCAAGGGCCGAAGCCAGCGCCGCCAAAGAATCTCGACTTCAATTCTTGCGTGGTGGTCTATGAGCCAGGCAACACTCGGAACGGCAATCTACGCGGCGCTCACCGGCAACGCCACAATGGCGGCGCTGATCGGTACGCGCGTGTACCCGCTCGCCGAGACGCCGGCAAACCCGACCCGGCCATACCTGACGTATCGGCGCGTGTCGCAAATCAGGGATAACGCGCAGAACGGCGCGATTGCGACACACGCGGCGGCGCGCGTCCAGATGGATGTGTACGCGGCGACGCAAGCGGACATTGACGCGGTTTGCGACGCGCTGCGGACGATCTGCAACGCCAACAGCTTTACAGGCGGGCTACGGCGGCTCGCCTGGGACGGCGGTCCTGTGGACATGCCGGAATACGAAGAGGGTGCCGATCAAGCAAGCCCGCATGTCGCCATTGACC